ACTACATGGATTACAACCAAAGTAATAGTTAGCATCTCTTCTACCATTCTCAAGTGCCTTAACTTTGGCTGCCTGTCTGTTAAAGATACCACGTTCACCTGACTTAGACTCGTATAATGATGTCCACTCTCGCATGAATGTACCCATCTCAGGCTTACCTTTAAATGCTACAGAGTTATTAGCTAATGCTCTCTGTCCTTCATTCTCCCACCATTGACCTGACTTTGCGTGTCTCATTTGGTCATCACCTAAATTAGATAGTGATATAAGAGCAGAACGTCTGACTCCACCGACAACTACAACTTCACCTATCTTGCACATTAAATCGTGACACTCAATAGGAAATAGTCTTCTGCCTTTAGCACCTTTAAACTTCTGTATGCAAAACTGAAATAGCTCTACTAATGGTGCAGGTCCTGATGCTCTACCACCAAATGTCTTGAGTCTTGCACCTGCTGGTCTAACCTGTGACACATCCCATGTAGGCACTTGACCTACATATAACATAGCAATTAGTTCTCTCAAAGACTTTGCCCATCCGGGTCTGCTATCTCCAACAGTTATGATAGTAGTGCTATCGTCAAAGTGTTCGTTGACTATGGGTAGCTTGTCTACATTCTCACGTTCAACAGAGAAACCAACACCTGTACCACACATAAGTATATACATACATTCATCAAATGAACGTGGACTATCCACAGGTATATAACTACAGTTGTAGCCACCTACATGGCATCTATCTAATGCAGGTCCTGATGTCATCAAAGCTCTCATACTAGGCATAACACCTAGATTCATTATCTGTGTGCTTAGTTTTTCTTTTAGTGCTTTGGGTAAATCATACTTGTGATTATCTTTAAGATGCTTAGTCATGTAACTAAAGTATCTGTCCACTGTCTCTCCCCAATTCTCTCTTCTTTGGTCATCTTCTTTCCATCTTGCATAGCGAGAGAGTGCTATAAAGTTTTGGTAGTCTGTTGGTAGGTAATTACTTATCATTTCTTACTCCGTTAGTATTTTAAGGTGGGATATTTTAACTCCCTCTAAATCGTGAAACAACTCACGCATATAATCTTCAAAGTCTTCTGTTACATCTCCATCAGAAGGTACAGGATACTCTTCAGGGTCAACAGTAAGAGTTGCCATAATTTTAATTCTCATCGACAACTCCTATTAGTTTAGTTAAGTACCACTGTGCTTTCTTCAAGTCCTCTGAACCATTCTTGTACTTATATCTCCATAGGTATTTAGCAATATTACCCTGCAAATAAGACTCAAAACCATCACCCAACATAGCTTCTAACGAATCAATACACTCAATGCCTGATTCATTATAGTGTTTAGGATGATTAACCATATCGTTTTCTTTCTCTGCCATCATTTTCATATACTCCATATGTCTTAGCATTGCTTATTGTCGTTGTCAGAATCAAAAGATAATATCACAACATTGTCCTTTTTGTCAACTACTTTTAACTTAGGTTGGGGTTTTTCTTCGTTGTTTTCTGCTTCTTTTAGCAGTCTTTGTCTTAGGTCTTCATCTCTTTCCATAAGAGGTACAGTTGCACATACAGTTCTACAGAACTCTAATACACCATAGTAATCCTCATCGTTCAATGGATTCTCAGGGGATGTCATTATTGATATATCTACTCCCCCTGTCCAATTAAACCTTTTATCCATGTCAGGTCTGACACATATAACAAAGTCTTCATTGAATACTTTATGTAGTATACTCACTTAGCTCTCCTTAACTTAATACCTTTAAATTTAATAAACTTAGGGTGTTTATCCTTACCCTTTTCTTTTAACCAATCTTCAGGTATTATTCTGTCGTAGTATCTAAATCCGTATTTAATACACCATTGACCATAAGAAGACTTAGCACCTTTCTGTAGTTTACTTCTACTATTAGTAAACACAAATCGTATATCTAAATCAGGATGTTGCTTTTTAATAGCTATATGTTTCTTTCTGTCTGCTGTTAAGAACCTTCCCTTTGTTTCTATTATTATACCATTACTTAATATAAAGTCAGGGGTATAAGTGCGATATGTTAAATCTTCCCATTCAATCTTCAGAGCTTCATACTTATATCTTTGCTTTAACTCTGTTAAATAAACTGATATGGTATGTTCTAACCCACTCCTATACCCATGTTTTATAGCATCTCGTCTTATCTTGTGTGGAGACATCTATGCTTCCTTAAGACTTACATACTGAACCATCTTAGGTTCTTTTGCCTTAGACATTTGTGCAGGAAGTTCTATAAGGTTCTCCCAACACGTAGTCCTATAAGAACAAAATGTACAATTCTTATTCAGTACAATGTTCCCTGTTTCTTTTCCTCTAAATGTTTCAGGTTCAGGTTCAAAGCACCTTACCAATTCATCTGCTTCAGCTTTCTTTATGTTAGCTTTTATCTTATCAAGTTCGTAGTCCATATCAATGTTAGCACGAACATACTTAAAGTGTCCATTAGCCTTATTTAATACCCACCAACCACCTGCTTTTTTACCTGCAGCCTTTGCATATCCTGTTAGTTGTCCAACATAACCAAAGCTATCACCTGATGCTAAAGATTCAAATGAATCAAACTTATACTTATATGACCAATCAGATGCAGACTTAATATCGTCTACTGCATCGTTAATAGCCAAGTCATAAGAGCCTGATATAATATGCTCCTCGTCAAGCTCAAGTTTTACAGTGTCTGTATCCTCAAATTTAACATTAGCTTCTCTTAGTACTGCCTTAAATACTGCTTCAACTATGTCACCAATCATCATGTTCATCACGAAAGTAGTAGGTTTAGGTAACGCAGTCTCAGGTTTATTCTTCTCAAACCAAAGTTGGCAGGAAGGTCTACCTATATTAGACATACGTAACCTAAACTCTTCTTCTCTCTTCGTGTTGAACTGACGATTCAAAGCATCTTTAATGTCTGTAGCTACTTGCTCAATATTCTCTTGGCTCATAGCTGAAACACCACTTGTAGCATCTTGTAGATACTGATGAATCATCATTTCAGCAGGATGGTTCACTATGCTACCTCTTCTTCAACGTCAACATCAATGAAGTCATCAACAATGTCTTTATCTTCTTGACTAACAGGTGCTTTAGCTTTCATCTCCCACTCATTAAATATATAACTATTGTAGTTATCTATCCATGCCATGAAGTTAATGAAAGTATTTTGGTCATCATCCGTTACCTTAACACTCTTCTGCAAGTCTAAGGAATAGTTAGGTAAATAGAACTTTGCACCACTAGGCAATGCTCTCTCTTCACTAGTTAACTGAATGTAATGCTGAACAGGAAGTCTTTTAGTTTGATTAAACTTATTAAAAGGTTCTCCCATTGTCTTGAACGCATCACGATTATCAATCTCCCATATGAATGGAGTGTTATCCTCTAATGATACCTTGTTACCTTTCTCGTCTGTAGCATTAGGCATATCAATAAGACCAAAGACTACTCTAACTCTTTTAATCTGCTTGATAACTTCCTGTGTCGCAACAGGCAATGCCTTAAAGTCTTTGATATACCCTGAAGGTTTACCACAGTTAAAGCTACCCTGATTATCTTTTAAATCAGAGTTTAGGTTGTCTGCCATAAGTGTCTTATGATACGTACCCATAGGCTCACCTGATTTAGCAGACATATTTTTAACAAACCTCTTATACATAAACCTCTGTATAAATGGTCTTATCTCAACAGTTGGTGCATAAACAACAGGCATATCAGGTCTCTCTAACTTATATGAGCCACCCTTAACTACCACTGCTTCTATACTCTCAGTGCCAACCTTCTTCATGCCCATAATATTATTATGATGCAATCTCATTCTAGGTAAAGGGTTTGCTTTACTTGTATCAGCAGAACCTGTTTCACCTGCAATACCCATAGCCTTCGCCATATCTGCGTAGTTATTGGTATCTATTGTAGTTATCTCATTAACCATACTTATTCCTTTCTATCAAAGTTTCTCAGTTATATCATATAACGTCTTTAGTGTCAAGCCAATTATTACCTATTTTTGCTTCTAATAACAATGGAACATTGAACTGTAATCCAAACTGAGTATCAATTAAGCTAATCATCTTACTGTTGACTAATTTAATAACATGAAGTACCTTTTGTATCTCTTCAGGATGTATGTCTATGACTATAGAATCATGTACGCTATTAACTATACAGGATTTAAACCTAGACAATTCATTCTCTATGCTTATTAGTATAAGAGGAACAATATCAGCAGTAGCAAATGACTGTACAGGATAATTCTTTATCTGTGTAAAGTGAGATACTTTGCCAAAAGAGTTTCTTCTAACATCAGGAAAAGAGAATTGTCTACCTGATGGTGTAGTTATCTTCCTAGTGCTTATAACTTCTTTAGCCAACTTGGAGTGCCATAGTGCGATTCCTTCATACTTGTCTGTGAAGTGTTTATAATATGTAGCTTGAGCAGGTGTCCTTCCAAATCCTGTTGCTCCATACAAGGGTGCAAACGTGTGTGCCTTTGCTTCTTGCCTAGATATTTTTTCACCTGCATCACTAATAACACGAGCAGTATAACTATGCACATCAAATCCATCTTCTATCTCCTTCATTGCAGTTTTATCTTGTGATAGGTATGCTGATACTCTGAACTCTAATTGTGCAAAGTCAGCTTCAAGTATCTGTCCACCTTCCCAACGTGATATAAATACTTTCTTAACAGGGAATGTACCACCTCTAGGCATATTCTGCATATTAGGGTCAGCACCACTGAATCTACCTGTTGCAGTCCTGTGTTGTAGTAGTCTAACGTGTAGTTTACCATCAGGTTTAGTGTGTGTAGTTATACCCTCAACGAAAGAGGATAGGTATGTGTCTAAAGCTGATAGCCTTTGCAAGTCACCTAAGAAGTTTACTGCTTCTGTTAAGTTATTCTTTCTTGCAATACCTTGTAGTGTTAGTAAGTTAGTCTTGTTGACTGTAAAGCCATTGGCACTAACCCATTTAGCAGTAGGTGCAGTGAACTTTAGTCCTGCTACCACCTTGCTAGGTACAAATATGTAGCCAATAGAATTACAATAATCACACTTATTGGGTTTAGCATAAGGAACTCCATTCTTTCTTACCTTTCTTACATAGCCTGTGCCTAGACAACCTGCACACTGCTGTGCTTCTGTCTTGTACACAATATCTGATTTCTCTTTCATACTCTTTTTGTATTCTTTATTATCCATATAAGGAGTAAATGTATTTGCCCAATCAACTTTATCTCTAGGCTTTCTACTATAGATAACCCATGACATCTGTTCAGGACTGTTGAGATTAATACGAGTATCTCCCATCAATTCTTTTACTTGTATGTTTAATCTCTTCTCTGTATCTGCTTTCTCTTTCTCAAACTCATCTCTAACTTCATCTAACTTAGTTACATCAACATTGAATCCATTCTGATATATCCTTGCTAGTGTGACAGCTACACGATTAGTTAACACAACTGTGTTCATTAATCCTGAATACTCTACTGTATTAAGTTTCCTGTACAGTACATCTGATAACTCTTGTGTGGCTCTAAGGTCAGCAGATAAGTAATCAGACAACTCTTGTTTAGGTATCTCATCAATAGGTGTTTTATTCTTAAAGTATTCTTTCATAGTGTCTTGTTTCTTAGTTGCTAATTCATACCTATTAGCACAGGCTTCAAGTGACAGTGGTTGTTTGTTACCACACTGTAATACATATTCTACTAGCATAGTATCAAACACTGCACCATCATACTTGAGTCCACATTCCCATAGCCACAGTAAATCATGTACTATGTTATGTCCTATGAGTATAGTCGCTTGGTCTAGTAACTCCTGTACTCCATCAAAGTTATCTCTGAATAAGTATTCCTTGCCACTATCAGTTAGACAACCAACCATTACCAATCTATTGTCAGATTCAAATGGGTCAAGATGTAACTTACCATCTCTGTGTGTAACTGTATTCTCTACATCAAGTGTTAGTTTCATCTAATCTCTCCTTGTGTTTCCTTAAGTATATAATAGCTTTCTTTAAAATGTCAATGCTATCATTAAATCCACCTAAAGACCTGTTGCAACTATGACATAGCCAACCTCTAAATGTTTCAGTATCATGGCAGTGGTCAATAACCCAAGCACCATTCCTTAATCCACCTTTACCTGCAACTTCTAATTCACCTCGTTCACAAATAGGGCAGTTGTGTCCTTCCGTAGGCATACCATACTTTGCTCTTAGTACGTTTCTAACCCTAGTTAATTCAGTATTACACTTTCTACATTCAGGTCTAAGGAAGTTTGCTCCTGATGATACACTAAAACTAGCCAAAGGCAACTTCTTATTACACTTACTACATATCTTAGTTTCTCCATCGACATTAAATAATTCTATGTCAAACATTTCATGTTGCATTACTGATACCTAGCAGTTATATAATCTAACTCGCAATGTTCAACACCATGCCAACCTGATAGCTTATTCTTAACTATGTTCAAGTGTCTAGCAGGACTTTCTTCTTCGCCACCATCAGGATTCTTAACTGTATCTTTAGCTATAAGAACCATCAAATCAGCTTCTGCAGCTTTTCCTGTACGACTACCCTCCATCATAGCCTGATTGAGATATATCTTACCCTCTGCTTCAGCAGACAACTGTGACATATAAAAGATAGCACACTCATGTGACTTGGCTATCTGCCTAGCATAGATTGCATTAGCTTTAAGTGCTTCATCTGTCCTTGCAAAGCCACCTGTCCTAGCAAACTTATCTCCCATGTCTAGTACAACTATGTCAGGCTTGTATGCTTTACATATACTTTCCACCCATGCCATATCACGATTAGATGCATCCTTAATATGTATGTTTTTCTTAACAGGCTCATACAATTCTCTTGCCTTACTTGGGTCTTTCTTTATCTGATGCATTGTCATGCCTGTAGCTGATGTTAGGTATCTAGCACCAACTCTATGTGCAGACTCCTCATTACATAAGATAATACACTTAGCACCTTGATGTGCAAACCCATTAGGACTAGCAATCAATGATGCATGAAAAGATGTCTTACCTGTATTAGGTCTAGCACCTACCTCAATCAGGTGTCCTGCATTAACACCCTCTACCTTTCTAGTTAGACAAGGTATATTGAATGTCCACCTAGCTTCAAGGTCATTCCTTTCTAGCAATGTCTCAATGCTTATGTCATCCCACTCTACCTTTAGGTTGGGAGTAAAATCATCACCATATAACTCAAGCACGTTTCTAAGAGGTTCAAGTGTGGATTTAGTACCATTAACATAGTCAAAGCCAAGATTAGCGATGTCTTCGCCAACAACCTGTTGAAACAATTTAGATAATACTTCTTGTGCAATGTCACTACCAAGTGGCAACTCCTTCTTTATTTGTTTAAACAAACTTGAGTAGGCTTGTTTCTGTGCAGTAGTCATTGATGGATTGTTAGACATAAACAATGCTTCAATCTCATCAGGTGTTACTGTTCTCTCGTATCTATCCATAGCTTTATCTATGGCACTCTTAATCTTTCTTACGTCTTTACTGAATAGTCTATCAGGACACTTAGCACCTTTATGTTCAGTGTAAAACTCTTTGTCCATTAAACTTCTTATTAACGATAGTTCCATGTTGGTTACTCCTTTGGGGTTATTTCGTGTAGTTGGTTAAAGTCTTCTTCATGTTGGTACTTCAAGTCATCCTTTAACCTAAGTACCTTAACATCTTTTACGTATCCTCGCAAGTCTTTTGCAAAAGATAATATTTTGGGTAATGCATCAGGGTCTAATGCGATTATAGCAGTTGAGAATTGTGAAAGGTATCTCTTGTGTGATTCAGCTAATGACGTACCCAACACTGCTACCCCTGCATATACTTCACTGCCTACTGCGATAGCACTTACACAATCCTCAACAACTACTGCCACCCTACCACAACCATGTACAAAAGGCAAGTTGTTTTTACCATACCTCTTCCACTTAGGTAGTTTAGAACCTAATGTTCTTCCTGTTGCATCTACCATTTTATCATCATACAATATTGGGAACACTATTCTGTCATCTTTAACGTCATAGTATATGTCCAATGATGATGTATCAATCTCCCATGACTTACAAAAGTCTAACACCTTTGGTCTATCTCTGTGAGGTACAACGTGGTCAGGTAATACGAAATCATTAATGTCATCGTCTAGTACACTTGGGTCTATCGCATCTCTTATATCATCTACAGATAATCTAATACGAGTTGAACCTGATATACTACAAGATATTTTATAACAATTCCATAATAACGTACCCATATTATTCGTAGCAGTGAAAGTTTTATATCCATTACAATTAGGACAGTTAAATCGTTTACTCTCTCCTACACTTAATTGTAAATCACTTACATAATTATATATATTCATTTATATTATACCACTTATATGTTATATAGTTCTTTGCTCGGCACGTTATCTGTGCTTATAGCATACTTTTTTCGAGTTGTCAATGCATTTTTTGCAGAATCCAAAGTATTTTTCATATAAGGTTTCACAGATTGTGGATTTGCATGACCTGTAACAGACATTATTTGACCCATAGATACACCTGCTTCCACCATTTCTGTAGTACCTGTCCGTCTTAAATCAGCTATTCGTAGCTCATCAGGTAGTCCACAGAGCTTCATACCTCTTCTAGCTACTATTGATAGCCTAGTCAATGTATAAGGCTTGTATGACCCTCTCATAGCTTTGGGATAAGGTGCTACATATTTCTGAAAACCATAGTCATCTTTCTGTTGCATAAGCATTTCAAGTAAGTCATCACTAATAGGCAGATGAACTGTTGCACCTCTCTTGGATTGCTCTAAGTTGAGTATCTTCCTGTCATAATCTATGCTATCAAACTGTAGTAATCTCATATCTCCTACCCTTTGACACCATTCATATGACATTTGTACAATCAAACCTAAACTCCTATACTGAAACTCTCCATAACAGAAGTCTAGTAGTTGCATAATCTGTTCCTTTGTCCATGTAACTTTTCTAGGCTTAGTAACTTTACACTTGAATGTAGAGAATGGATTAGTTTCTGCATAACCCATCTCCATTCCAAATGAATACACTTTCCTAGATGTAGCACATATATGATTAGCCATATAAATGCCACGTTTTAGCCACACTTCATATGACTGTCTAGCTACTGCACCTGTCAATTTATTGACCTTAGTTGTATAGACAAACTTATCATCTATCTTAGTGTTCAACATTACAGATAAACAATTTGAATAATCTACTTTAGTTTTATCTGCTAACATATTGAAATCACTAGACAAATAGTACTTGTCTACTAGGCTATTTATATTCATAAGACCCACTCCATCTTGTATAGTGTCCATGTTCACACACAACTTTAGCACCTACTATGTCAGCAAGTTGATGTTCCATTCCATCTAGCTTACATATCTGTTCATAGTCTAATGGACACTTATCATCTGTTACTCCATTAATGTTTCTCAATACCTCTAACATTTCTAAGATTTGTCTTGACTGTTGTTGTGTCAAGTTTAATATTTTATTTATTTCTTTAAAAACTATTTTCTTTTTAGTCATACTACTATACCTCCAATGCTATATAAATACATAGTCCTATAATTAATAACTTACCATAGTCAAGGTCATACTTTGTACCCTCGCCATATTTTTTATTAAAGTCTTCATTAAAAAAGTCTATCAGTCTATGCCACATTTTATATCTCCTGTTCTATTTCTGTTATATAATTGTCTAACTTTTCCTGTGTTGAAAAAAAAGAATACCTTTGATTATCTGCATGAGTATTTAACCAACTCATAAACTTACTCTTGGAAACAATTTGAAATGAGGTTTCTTCCTCATGGTCATATATATGAAAGATTAAATATGTTTTTATGTGTTTTTTATACATACTATACATCCATTTCTACTTCTTCTATTTTATTGCACAATAAAGTAATTATTTCTGTGTTATATTGTACACAACCATCATTGCCTGTCAACACCATAAGTGCCTTACGTATCTCTTCTAGCTTAGTTCTCTCAGGTGATTTGTGTACGTGTGTACCATCAGTTAAATTTATTGTAGCCATTTTATTTCTCCTTATGTTTGTTTAGTAGTGCAACAGATGCCATTGCAATACGATTATTATACTTAAGTTGATAGCCTGTACCTGCACCCAATGAATTTACATCTATCAAATGTTTATGGAAGTGTTCTACACTATCCCATTTATCTTTTAACTCCCTACATAACTCATCATACTCTACATCACTAATTATGGGTTCATTCATCTCATAGTATAAGTAAGAGTGCATGAGATAGTAAGGTACTAACATATTAGGATTAGTTATACTACTTAATATCAATATATACCCTCAAGTGTGTTGACTCATCTATGTTCTGACCATGACTTGTAACACCTGTTCCTCTTAGTTCAGGCTTAACGTGTTGACCTCTAACTCTCATCTTGTATGACTTCTTATTGAAGTACTTCTTCATAGTGTCAACAAACTCTTGACCATCTGTATCGTTAGGTATCTCGCTGAAAGTATAGCCACACCCTTTGATAACATCTTTTTTATAGAAGGCATCTTTCCAAGATTCTGCCATCTTTGCTTCATGCTCATATCTTTCTTGCCATACAGTACGAACACCCTCTACATTAAGACCATCATACTCAGACTTTTTCTTCAAGTCATCATACTTTTTCTTCCATGTATCCTTATCTTCACTATCGTTAACAGATGATATGAAGTTATCTTCTGCTAGTTTCTTATACTTGTACGCTTCGTATGAATTTAAGTCTGCTCTTTCCTTCATGGCTTGATAGACTTCCTTAGACACTACAGTTTCATCATGCTCAAGTTGTTGGACAAGACGTTGATTCTCCATCTCAAGTTCCGTATGTGTACTCTTCTCCACCATGTTCATAGCTTTCTCTTTCCATGTATCATGTAGCCTACCTAAAGTTTTATTAGCTGATATTAAATCTCTATTCTGTTTGATTAAATCATCTGATGTAACTTGATTGTTTAGCATATGTGCTTGATGATTAAATGCCCTAATGAAATGTACTACATCCATATCTGCAATAGACACTACCTCATCTTGATTTTTTGAATAATGATGCATATTATCTAGGTCATACATATCTGATGGTAGTCTATCATCTACTGCTTCTACTATTTTAACTAACTGTTTAACTTTCATTATACTCTCTCCTTGTTGTTGTTATATATTTCACTCCACTCATCTAACTTAATACCTTGTAGTATATGTGCAATCACATCAACTGTCCACCCATTTCCAATCATTTTGTATCGCTGACTATTAGATACATGATTAGTGTAGTTGTCAGGTAAGGTTTGTAGTCGTTCACACTCTAAAGGTGTTAGCTTTCTCCACATATCTTTAGACACTACTACATTATCTTTTTGTACAGTAGTTAGACAATTAGACTTCTCATCTTCTCTAACTTCTAACTGCCTAGTGAATGGTAAATCTAATTGGTCATCTTTCCTAGTACCATTCTCGTCTAGTCTTCTATTCACTATCCTACCTACTGCAACTTTAGGCTCTCTGTGACCACCTTGCATGGTAGTTAAGGTAGGAGACTTACCCTCTTGAGCATATACACGTTTGATACTGTCATGCCCTCTTAAATCAGCAGTACCAACTCTAATCAATCCATCCTTAGATACTGTGGGATTATCTCTGAGTACCATAGTTCTTTGTTTTCTTTCAATACTATTCCACCATACTGCACCATTGTATCTAGCAGTAAGACAATGTGATTTACCATCTGCATTAGTCATCTCATCAGTAGCATAGCCATCTTCTAATATGTCTTGCATAACTATTCCCTTG